AGAAACAAAAGATTGTCAACTAATTTACGAAAATTATAAAGATATACACCAAACATCTGCAGTATATGCAGGTATTTTAAATATTGTTCGAAATATGCTAAATTCTGATCCTGATTCTCTTAATCAACAGAGAATTGCAGAGGTATGCGAAGCTATGAATCAGTTAGACTCAGAACATCTTAATGTATTAATATCTCGTCTAAATAAAGAAAATAGAAATGTAAGCTCTACGTTTATTGCAACTATATTAAATCTAAAAAATGAGGAACCATTTAAGACAACTTATAATAAACTAACTGGTAAACTAACTGGTAAACTAACTGATTTAGATCAACATTATGCTGACCGTAAAGAAAGATATGCAGATTCTGAATAACTTATCTAATCTTATTTTTCCCGGCAGCATTCAGATACTTCGTAATATATTTACTCTTATACAAAGAGTTGTCAAATTTTAAAAATGTTTCGACAACTAAATAATCTGTCTCGAGTTCCATAAATGTCTTAAACAATTCTCGGAGATTTCGATTTTGAAGAACTAGTAGAAATATGTTTGCAATATTAAGCCGCTTTCCTTGGGTTAGGGTGACATAACTACAAAAACTAAGAAAAAGATGGTTTAGCTCAATTGTTTCTAAGGATTCTGTCTCAGAGAATGTGTTCATTTATAAAAGGATTTAGAGGAGGAAGTTTAATTATCCACAATACCAACATATTAAATAATTGTAGTGAATAGAGATTGTCAACTAATATTTGAAGTGTATAAGCGAGTAGGTCATTACAGAAAAGGTAATTGCTTAGAAACTTATATCGACTCTGATGATGCTATACTTTATTTGAATAAAACCTTAAAATATACTGAATATTATTCTGATAGAGAGAAAACTATCTTACATAGATTAGATGGACCAGCTATAGAGTGGAAAAATGGGAGCAAAACTTATTTAGTTCATAATATATTACATAGATTAGATGGGCCTGCTGTTATAAGAGACGGAGGATTAGATAAAAAATACTATATTAACGGTAAGTTATATAATGAAGAAGAATATTGGAATTTAGTCAAAAAGTTTAAACCAGAAGATAGAGGCGCTGCTACAGATCTCTTAGATATCTAATTAGCTAAAGTGTTCAATATATTAATCGAAGAAATACCTGCTTCAGTGTCATTTACATGTTCATCTTCTGTAATAGATAATGTTTTGTAGTCAATCCGCATTTTACGAGTTACATTTCTAATACCAAATCTGTTTTTCATTAATCCGAGAGAAATTAATCCTAATTCTTTATCAGATTCATCTTGATAAATACTACACATGACATCGCAAGTCATAGCTGTTCCCAAACTCTCAGACACTGTTTCTAATCCTGGATCTGATTGGCCGATTGCTGCTCTTGATAATTGGGTCGCTGAAATAATTGGACAACTAAATACATAGGATAAAGCTCTTAGTTGTTCAGCAATATGCTTAATTCTTTCGTAGCTATTAGTTCCTACTGTAGTTGTTAGTAGGTTTATATAATCTAAGACAATTGCATCTATTTTTATTCCGCTTGAAGTAATTTTCTTAATATAAGCTTTTAACTGATTTGGGGTAATTGTGCTTGGAGGAAATTCCTTAATTAATATCCGCGCTCCAGGTATCTCAGTTTTATATTGATTAATAGCAGTTCTTAGAGTTTCTGCTTCTGTTCTTAAATCAGAAATTGGTATTTTTGTTGTCTTAGTGCAGATTCTCTGAGCATATATCATCTCAGGCATTTCTAGAGTTATTAACAATACAGTTTTACCTTGAGATGCTATATTATCTGCAATGTTACCTAAGAAAATACTTTTACCAATATTAGTTTCACCTGCAAAAACATATAAAGCTCTACCATTTTCAAAGAATCCTCCTCCGAGTTTTTCATCTAACCACTTCCAGCCTGACTTAATAAATGGTTGTTCTAGTTTTAGAAATTTTACTAACTCGTCAATATTATTAAACAAATCTAAACCAATATCGTTATGTAGATTTATGCTACAAGCTTTTTCAAATTTATTAAGAATTAGAGAAGTATCAATCTCTTTACCACCTTCATGTATTCCTATAACTTCCATTAGGGTATGATAAACCGCTTTCTCTTTTAAAAATATTTCAGTATTAGCATAAAGTTCATCTTTGTCTAAGTTCTGATCTATTCCAGTAAACTGAGCAACTACATTCTTGAATGATTTTTTTAATTCATCTGAGATAAGGTAAGATTTTATTTCAGTAAGAGTGGGTGGTTTATTTCGCTTTGTAAAGTATTCAACAATAATTTCAAAGATATTCTTAATATCTTTATTCCTGAAATATTCAGGTTTTAGATTGTCTATTACAGAAGCTAAATAAATCTCGTCAGTCAAACATTGGTAACAAATAATTGTCTCGACAAAATCCGGGTCTATACGCATTATTAAAATTATATTAAAAAAACAATTTAAAACAAGTTAGATACAACATATTTTGAATAAATAATTATATGGTATTACAGGAAATAATTAACTACGTAAAACAGGGTATATCTATAAATGAAATAGCTCAGAAATATTATCTTACACCTACAACAATTACTAGTTTTTTACAAAAAAATGGTTATAAAAACTTTTTAGAGTTTAGATTAAAACATACAAATACAAAAGAGACAATAAAGATGAAAGAATGGAAGAAAAAATTTTGTAAACTATGCGAAGGTAGAAAGAAAATTATTTTAGATTTTGATATATTAAATAAACTGCTCAAAGAAAAAAAGACTCAAGTTGAAATATGCAAACATTTTAATATAACAGACCCTACATTATCTCATTATATAAAACAGAAAACAGGATTAAATTTTATAAAATACAGGGTCAAATTATGTGGTGGTATTGCAAGAGGTAAGAAATATCCATGGCCTAATAAATATAAGGGTATAAAGAGATCAAGAGAATTTGGTGACAATATAAGAAGATGCTGTAAAGAAAAAAGAGATAAACATTTACCAATAATAAAAGAGTTACTTAACGAAGGTATGGTAAAGACACAAATTTGTAAAAAACTTAATATAAATCATTTTACTCTTACAAAAATAATTAAAGAAGCTAATTTAATTGCACAAGCTAAAAAGAACCTAAATAAATATCATATAAATAGTGGATTATTAAGACAAAATTATTCTAATAGATTTAATAACCGTCTTGGTAGAATATATTTAGTAAAATTCTGGAATAAGAAGGAAAAATTTATCAAAGTTGGTATTACTGTAAATTCAGTCAAATTTAGATTTAAAGATGTAAATACATATAAATTTAGATCTCTATTTGAAGCAGAAAATATTATATTTAATTGTTTAGTCTTAGAACAAAAAAATAAAAATAAATTTAAACATTACTATTATTTACCGGAAAAGATTAATAATGGGTTCAGATCAGAATGTTTTAGATTAGAAGCTATACCTGAGATAATTACATATCTACAAGAATCTACCAAAACTTGGTAATTTTTAACTATATTTTGCTAAGAATTTTCTTTGACTTTCTTGAAAAGTGGGATCATTTATATCTCGAAGGCCTGGAGAATGGTGATAAACTAAGATTGGCCACACACCCAGTTTTAATCCAGCAGTATTTGCATCTAAGCTACTAGCTATATCATAATGATGAAATTTACCGCAGTCAGTTTCATTAAACTTCCAATTAGTTTTTTTTATTTTTTTGAGATTAACAGCTAAAAATAAACCATCTAAAACACACACTCTTGAAGGTGTTTCTCCAAAATCTGTAATAAACTTATTTCCTTTCTCATCAAAATGGCCTACTCGGCCTCGCCAATTTTGTCTTTTACACATTCGATGCCACAAACTCGGAACTTTAATTTCTGGTTCTAATCCACCAGCTAAACCTACAATATCAAATTGATTAAAAGCTTCCTGTATTTCTTCAATAAAGTTAGATTGTATTATTTCCACATCCTCATGAATAAATATTAAGCAATCATAATTAACTTTTTTCCATGTTTCTAATGTTAGGTTATAACAATAACTTAACCCTTCATTATTATTTTCAAATGGTGTTATATGTATTGGATTAATTTTAAGTTTTGCTAAACTTAATTGGAGTGGTGTATTTTCAAACTTGTTTTTACAACAAGTTATAATTCGATATTTCATATTACAAAAAATGGTGAGTTAGCTTTAAATTCTCCTACTTCTACGATTTCTTTGTCAGTTATCTCAAATAGTTTTCCTTCAGGAACTTCTTCTTCAATATCAGGTAATTTAATAGACGAAAATTCTCTAGTCTTTCTATTCATAAATAAAGTGCTACCTGATCGAGCAATATAAACATTATGTGACCAAGAATTATAAATCCATAGACTATAAGTTCCTTCTAATCTAGATAAAACGCTTGAGATTATTTCTCTTTTATTCACAGGTTTTAATCCACATAATTTTACCTCTTCAATTAAAAGAGCGGGAATTACTGAACTATCAACTTCATTATAATATTCTTTTGTCTGAGATTTAAGTAATTTGTCATTTGTTAATACCCCATTATGCGAAACGAGAAATGAGCCTAATTGAAATGGGTGAGATGTTTCTATATGAAATTCTCTAACAGAAGAAGTTGGGGCTTGGACATGACAAAGAAAGTAATCAAATACTTTAGCACTTCTTTCATCTACCTCAGAAAAATCTTTTATTCCTGGTTTCTTAGTTAAGAGATAATGATCTTTATTCAAATAAATTTCACCATAAGCAAAATCACCTCGACTAAGATTTTCTTTATAAAGATACTGATATCGATTATAGTCAAATGTTCCAAGTATAGCACACATTTATTAAATTATACAATAATTACAACAAAATTCAATAAATAATCATATATGAGTTCATTTTACTTTCAAAAAGACAGAGATATGCTTTCAGAAGCATATAAACAAATTCACCAGAAGCAGCTTCTTACTGAGAGTCCACCAACAGAGTCTGGTGAAAACTTTGAAAAGGATATACCTCACACCGAAATTAATCCTGATACGACCAAGTATATGAAACAAATCCCGGAAGGTGAACTACGCGGTAAAACTGCTTATGTCGTAATTAAGAAAGTAAAGGAGTTTTTAAAGTCTCAGCCTGATTGTATATTTCCTGGTGATTTTAAAGCATTTCGTGATGAAGTAGCTAATATTATTCGAAAAGAATTTCCAAATATTGACAAAGCAAATGCTGGGTATACTGCTCGTAAAATTCAAGAAGTTCTTACAAGTGCTGAAATTCTTAAAGATGAAAGAAATGGTAAGTTGCGTGTTTCAAAAGCAGCTGCTCTTGTAAGCCCTGAAGATATTGAAGCTAAGTTTAAAGAGGTTTCTGGTAAACCTGAAGCAGAAATACCTAAGACGGAAACAGAACCTAAATCTGAAAATGTATCTTCTACTCTAAGAGATGCTGGTGCTCCAAAAATTGCTGGTGGATCAAAAGTTGCTAAGAAATTTAGTAGAAAGAAAATTTAATTTATAATGAAAAACTTCATTTTAGAGGCTCCTACAGGTGAAGGACCAGAGTTTACTAAAGATCTGGAGCCTAAGTATATTCCTAGTGATAAATATAAAGATTTCTATTTAAAAAATAAACTTCCAGGGGATTCTGATAGGTTGAATAAAGCTGCAGAAATTATTGTTAATGTTAAAAAGTTTCTTCTTTCTAATCCTAATAAAATATATCCTCTAGACTACAAATCTTTTAGAGATGAAGTAGCTCGAATTGTAAAAGAAACATTTCCAGTTATAGGTTCTGCTGATGCAGGTTACTGTGCTAGAAAAATCCAAGATTATCTAATAGATTCAAAAATTTTAACTGATGAGAGAACAGGATTCAGAGTAGATCATCCAATTAAGACTATAGAAGTTGCTAAGAAAATTGAAAAATCCTTAGCTCCTGTTTTAGACAAAATTAAACATACAGATAAAGAACATGACTTAGAAGCTTTAGAAGGTGATGATGAAGATTTCTTAGAACCTGAAGATGAAGGGTGGATTAGACCACCATTTAATGCAAACGAAAAGTATGAAAAATATGGTGATAAGTTTAAAGAAGATAGTCTAACAGAGGAGGAACAAGATGCTCTTGACATTTTTGGTGATAATGATACTGGATCAACGATTATCGAAAAACTACATGCTGCTCGCAGATTTAAGACTAAATCAATTAAAGAAATTCATGCATTAGTTGAAACTTTAATTAAGAAGAATGCTATTCAACCAGTAGGTGGTTATCAGTTTGATGTTGAAACTGATGAGTTGCCTGCATATTCTCAACAAAAGAGAGAAGAAAGACAGTTAACACCTGAAAAATCTATGTATAAAAAAGATGAAAATCTAATTTATGAAGTTTATAAAAATGCTAAGAATATTAAGATTGTTAATAAAACCTTTGGATTAGGATTAGGTAATAAAGCTAAAGCAGTTAATGAGAATTTCTTTACCCGTCTAGGAAACAGAGCTTTAACAAATCTAGGTTCATCAGCAGCAAAAGGTAGGTTACAAGCAGAAAAATCAGCAAATTCTCTTTATAGAGTATTTTTACAACAAGCTGCACATGCCGGTTATACTGGTGTTTTTAATCATAAGATTCCAGGTAATTTTATGATTAGTTGGCTTGAGAAGAATGTTGATGAAAATATACCTTCATTATCTGAAGCGCAAAATATTAACAATTCAAATAAAGTTGAAAATCCGCAAGAAGTTTTTAATAATATTTTAAGAGCTAGTTATGGTGAAGCAGCAACCAGAAAAACACAACCTAATCAGTTTATTCAAACAAAAACTAACTCAAATCAAGCTCAACCAAAAGCATCTGCAGTCAATATATCTACACAATCAACTCCTGCAATTATTGACAGAGCTGATTTTAATAAAACAATTAATACAATTGTAAGATTGCAAAGAGGTAATATACCTGCGGCAGAAGCATCTCTAAGATCTCTTTTAAAGAAATCAAATATTGACGTTATATAGCTTTACAGTTATTTTTCTTGTAAACTTCTTCTAGTTTGTCTTGAATTTGATATTTCAACGGATCACACAGTTTTAGACTAATCCAGCCTGCTAATCTTAAAGAGCAACTGGGACAAATTCCGCAAGCTAATTCTTCTCCGGAATAACAAGTTATTGTATGGCTAAAGTCAACTCCTAATTGTATACCTTGCTGTAAAATCTGTTTTTTACTCATCTCGATTAAGGGAGCTCCTATTTGAATCTTATGCCTACGATTTAATGCATTAACTTCGTTGATCTTTTGTAGGAACTCTTTGCTTCCATCGAAAAAGCCCGCGACTGAATCCGCTTGAGCCGCACCATACCAAACTGTATTACAACCTATACTCTCTGCATAACCAGTCAAAATAGATAAGAAAATTGTATTTCTGTTTGGGAAGTAGTTATTGTTCTGAGGATCCCCCATTATATTCTTTGTAAGGGCAACATCAATTGTTTTATCTGTCAATGAACATCCTTTGAATAAGGAAAGAAATGGTAATTTTACAATTTTATTATCTACGGTCGGATTTTTCTTAATATGGAAATCTACGCATTGTAATTCTCTAATATGTCTTTGACCATAATCAAAAGAAATAGTGTAAACTTTACTAAATTCTTTAATAGCTTTATAAAGAAGAACTGTAGAATCTCCACCTCCAGAAAAGGCAAGCACCACTGAATCATTCATAATACTAAGTGTATTAGGGTTTCTTTAATTTTTCAATTAATTGCTTAAAGATTCCATGGATGCAATTTTTTACAGCATCTTCTCCATGGGAATCAGAGAGTTTCTGAATATCCATTAGAGAGATACTTGCATAAAGTTCATTCTTAGGATCTGCTCCTGTAAGGATCAGTGTTAGATGATTAGGTTTACGGACGAGTTCGATTGGTTTGTTTTCTGGTGGTTGTTGTGACATATATATTAATTTAGTAGGTTATTTTTTAATATCAAGTGAATCATTAGGAAAATTTGCAGGAATAGGTTTTCTTATATAGACAAAGTTTTTATCAAAAGTTATTTTTTGTATAGGCTCCAATTCTGTTACTTCAACGTAAAAGATCATACCCATACCTATTTTCTGTGCATCTATATCATTTATCTGCTTATCCATTGGATAATCCTTCATTTCAAACTTATCACCAATTTTAAATGTTACTGGCTGAAGTTGTTTTACATCTTTATAATATTCAATAATCTCTTCTTTTGTTCCTACGATAATTTCTTCTTTTTTAATCATAACTTTTCTTCAGATTCATCAGGAATTTCTTCTTGAGCTGCTTTACCGTATGCCCAGTTTTCTTTGATTTTTTGTTCCAATTCAGGTAGAATTTTATTCCAGACAGCATCATCTTTACGCCAAGCTGAATATTTACCAATATTTTCATCTGTCTTAGCTAGCTTATAACTATGACCATCTTTTACAATGACTCCAAACCCATCAGCTAAATCAAGTAACCCGTAATACTTATCAAGACCTGACTTAAAACTAAGATACATCTCGACTTGTAAATATTGTTGAATAAAACGATTCTTTACTGTTAAAGCTCTAAGAATAGCACCAGGATAATTCCGTTGACCAACAGTTACTTGACTATCAATAGTTTTTCCTTCATCACCTTTTTCAGGTTTACGAGCTAATTGAACTGTAACACTAGGAATATAAGCAACAGCTTTACCACCCGGTTGTTCCTTCAAAATTGATTCATACATCTGAGCAGGATTATCATACAAATGGTTCGAGATAATAAAGGTAGTCTTTGTATAAGATGAAAGCATGCTACAGGTTCTAAGAAGTGTTTTAATAGCACGAGCTCTAGTTCCCATATCCATAGAAGTTACATCCTTCTCCATTCGACTAATACTAAGTTCGTTTTCTAGATTACCTAGACTATCAATTGCTACAATAAATTTATCAGATACTCCATCTTCTTTTGCCTTTGTTAAGAACTTATAAATTGCATTACGTGTTTGCTCAATACTAACACAAGGAACATACTTCACCTTGTTAATATCAAGGCCTAAATTTTCAGCAGTTTGTTTATCGATAGCATTTTCTGTATCAAAAATAACTGGAATTAAACCTTGCTTTTGAGCATTAGCAAGAATTTTACAAATAATAAATGTTTTTCCTGTCATTGACTCACCTGAAATCATAGTTAATCGATTTCTTGGAATACCACCATAAAGAGAACCTGATATAACTGCATTTAAAGGCATTGAACTTGTATCAATCCACTGAGATACATTAGATAATGTAGATTTATCTAGGTAAGTAGCATAAGGGTTTATACTATCTATTTCATCTAGAATTTTAGTAAGATTTTTTTCGATTTCTGGCATATTTATTCTTCTTGATATTTAGCAAATTTCTGTGAATCAAAGGCTGAATCAAAAACTATCTCAGCAGCATTAGTCATTTGCTTTACTAAAGTCGGAGGAAACCACCCATCCCATTCAGGATCTTCACAATTATCATCAATCACATTTTGTATTGATTGTTCTATCCTTGCTTTTAGAAATGTATTCATAAATTAAGCTTTCTTTTCATCTTCGTCAGAATCAAATAACTTTATTACCTTTGGTGGGGTTCCTGCACCACTAGGAATAACAGGCTGAGCAGATGTAATTTGTCTATACTGAGAGGTTAAGCGTGTATCTAATTCGAGATTAGTAGCTATTGTGATATTAGAAGTTAGATATTCCCAGATAACTCCTTCTTCCTTTGATTTACCTGCTAACAGCTCTCTAAAGAATAGTGGTATAACTTGAATATTAAGTTGCCCATTTTGCTGATTAGGCTGAGCCCAAATAATTGCCGGATTCTTTACCTTAATACTTTTATCTGATGTAGAGTTTACTTGTTCACCTACAATTGTTCTTCCAATGTTATCAATAAAGATGATTAATTTATTTTCCATATGTGATAATTTATACTATGATTTTAAAAGATCAAATAAATCTGTTTGTGAATTATTACTTGGATCTTTTATTTGCCAATTAACTGATTCATAAAATCTGTTAATTGCAGAATAAACAATCTTTTCAAACATTTTTTCATAGTTAACTTGAAAAGCTTCTTTGAATTCTTCAGGAAAATTATACTTAAATGCAATTGCATCTAAACCAAATTTATTAGGCTTAGAAATATAAAAATATCTGACTTTATCTCCAGAGTTTATTTTTTCATATTTTGCAGATAATCCAAATCTTTCAAGCATTAGATTATAAAAATAAGCTGCTTTTACATGAATCGGCATTCTTTTTACTGTTGTAAATTCTTTGCATTGACTAGCATATTTGTCATAATCTGTAATACCCATTGTAAATGCTACTTCCTTAGTTGAAAGAGATTTGAAGACTTCATAAGCTTTATTAAACATTTCTGTAGTTTTAGTATAATCCCGTGTCATTAACATTGTTTCAATAACCTTTTTGACGTGAGGCTTAATAACTTTTGGCATGTTTGTTCTAACAACATCAACACCAGTATATTTAAATTTGTCACAAGGTATACCTTTATTATCTAGAATATGTGCAACATAACGCTTCTTCATTAAGAAAAGAGCAGAATCTGAGAGAATTTCACGTTTAAAAGTAATTCTAGCATCTTTTGAATTAAAGGTATTACTAACCCATTCTTTTATCTTAGAATTAAGAGTTTCATTTAGTAATTCTATTAATTTATAAGTTTCAGGTGTAATAACACCATCTACTGCAAATGGTATATTCTTAGCTTGATATATTTCTTTTAATGACAAATAAACTGAGTCAGTATCAGACCCAATTAGAGCTTTTTCTAATTTAGTTTCATCAGTAATACCACTTTGCTCTTTTATGAATTGTTTTGATATTTCTCGGGCTTGTTTAATTGTTGCTTGGCCACAAAGAGTAATAGAAGAAGCTATATCATCATCACCCATTGGTGCGTGCTTATTACCGAAATATCCATAGGCTCCATTAATGGCTATCTTAAGACATTGCTGTTTTGTATCTAACTGAACCTCTTGCACCTTCAATTCTTTTCTTCTTTCTTCTAATTCTGTATTTGATTCCTTTTTAAGTTTTTTATCAATAGAAGCAAGTTCTCGTTGAACTTTGTTAAGAATTTGTAAAACTTTTACACGCTGATTAAAATAATATTGTTCTACTTCTGGAAATAACCCCAGTTGTTTTTGACTAAATAAAATTTTAGCTTTTGAAATTGCTATCTCTTCTTGTTTAACAAACGCAGCAAACTTATCTAAGGTTAATGTAAACTGTTGACCATTAACATGTTGTAATTTAACTTCTTTTTCATTACTCTCAATAATCTTTCCAATTTTAGTTTCGGGAGACATGTTAAGGCTAATCATTAAATTTGGATATAGAGAACTTGCGTCAAACGAAGCAATACATTCTTGAAAGCCTCGCTCTGGTTCCGCTACGAAAGCACCAGGGTTCCTATGAGAATCATTATCTCTGATAAAGGTTGGAATTATCTGATTTTTATGACAAGCTCTTATAGCTACTGCCCCTGTAGTTACACTTAATGTTCCTAATGCTGCTTCTAGTGTAGTTAATCCCATATAAGCTAACATTCGTAACAGCCCTATATATTGAAGTTTTTGATCAAGTTTTTTAACAATGTTTACATCTTGAACGTTATAATCGACGAAAGTATTCCAATCATTATCTGCTAAGCTAGATAAATTTTGAGTTCCGTAATCAACTTTATTTTCACCAACTTCTATTTCACCTATATTATCTAGCTTATAAGATTCTCGCTTCTCAAGATTAAATCGTTTATAGAGTTCTATATAATCTACACACGAAACACCGTCAATATACCATCTAATTTGGTCTTTACCATAATCTCCACGAAAAACTCTATTATAAATTTTATTAACAGGTGATAGTCTAGCTGTTTCATTTTCACCTAGAATTTTATTCATTCTTCCAATAATATAAGGTATATCAAAGTATTCTATATTCCATCCGGAAATTAAGTCGTAATAATCTTTCTCAACATGTTCAATAAACTTTAATAGGAGCTCTTTTTCTGTTTTACAATAAACATATATAAAATTAGGTTTATACTCTTTAGTATATGGTTTAGTTCCCCAAGTATAAAAAATATCTGATAAACTATCGTGGATAGTAATTAGGTTTATTTCATGATCAGGATCAAGAATATTTGGAAATTTCTCCTTGCTGTAAGTTTCGATATCAATGGAGCCAACTTTCAAAGGATGTTTAATAAACTCAGGTGTCTCATTTACACTCCAAAATGTATCAATTAAGAATTGCTGAGATACTTGAAGATTACCAAATATTCGTATTGTCGAGGTATCTTTGATAAACCGATTTCTTTCAAATTGAGTATTAAAAAAGCGCTTCTTTAACTTAGTATTAAAAATACTCATTGCATCAGGTTCACCATTTGTTTCTAAGAAAAGATAAGGTTTATATGCAGTATCTATATGAATTCGCTTACCAGTTTCATCCCAAGTAAATAGACGAACTAACTGATTCTTAGATAAATATGAAATATTTCTATAACTCACCCATATAGTATAATTGAACACTATATATTTTCAAATGAAAACTAAAAATATTAAACTGCGGGTAAACTTTGCCAGAAGTAATATGTATACTTCAAACTTTTTTTATCAGTATAGAAATTTGTTAATGGTCTCTTACAATCTCGCTTAAAAAAATTAACATATAAGTTATTTCTTCTATCATGTTCATCAATTGTATCATAAAAGATAATATCTGGAAAATATTGTCTATCATAGCAATGAGACGAAAATGCGGTCATAACCCCACTCATTAATGACCAGCTAAAAATACCCTTAGTTCCGGTTAGTGTTTTCATATGTTCTTCATCTTCAAAAACAATATGAATAATCGGTTTTACGGTTAATTCAGCTGTATTCTGTATATCTTTTATTATTGTTCGATCTGTTAAGTTAGCACAGAGAGTGTTAAAAACTACGCTTGAAAAACTCTTTTTTGAAATTATATTAATATTTAAAAAAAACTTAGATTTGTTGTTTAATATTATTACATATTTATCTCCATCCGAATCAGATTTTAATAACTCTACTGATTCACATAACATTGGACTACCATAAGCATTACAAAACATGTAATATTCTTTCATGAATGTATCCCAATCAAAATTATCTACATTTTCTAGAAGAAGATAATCTAAGTGAGGATGATGTAGATTACTATAAATTAATTCTAATCGTTGTCTATCATTACTTTTCTTTTTCATAAATTTATTCTATTGTTCTCCAATAATAAATATCTGATTTACCTGAATGTTTATCATCAATAAGTCTATTTGGTAGATGCGGATTAATGTAATCCTCAAAAAAACGTTGATATAATTCTATTTTTCTTTCATCACCTTTTATTATCTCAAAAAAAGCTATATCAGGAAAATACATTCTACTTGTTATATGCATTTGTAGGGCTTTATGTACACCACTTACAACAGAATATGCATAATTTGATTGCCTATTTGTAGTAACTTTATTATGTAGCTCGTCTTCAAATATAAGATGAATAACAGGTTTTACAGTTTCTTTAAGAGTGTTTATAAGATCATTAATTTGATTTCTTTTACTTAGATTTGTTGTTAAAAGTCCTAGTATTTTATCACTGAAATCTTGTTTACTAATAAAGTTTATCCTGAATTTAAATATAGACCCGTTACCTACTGTAATCTTATATTCATCACCCGATTCATCTGATTTAATTAGTTCAACAGATTCGCAAAGTATGCCCCCACCGTAGTCATTTTCTAAAAGATAAAATCTAATAAAAAACTCTTTCCAATTAAAATTTTCTACATTTTCAAGAGTAAGATAATCTAAATGTTGAAGTTGCAGGTTTTCATATATTAGTTGTAGCTTCTTCTGATCACTTACGTATTTTTTACCTATTTTCATAAATTAATCGAATTTAATAGCTTTCTACCAGAATCTTTGTAAGGTAATGTATATAATTCAACATACTTGTCAATATTCTCGTCGTTTTCTAAAAATCTAGATTCAGCAATTTTTCTTACTTTCTTTGCATGTTGCATATACTCCGTTCCTGATTTCAAAGCCAGTTTTATTTGGTCAATCATCTCAGGGCCTGTCTTAAACTTATAAAATGCATTTTCATATGTGCAAAGATCTTGGCAAATCACTGGTATACCGTAACAACAACCTTCGATAAATTTAAGATCACTCTTGGCCTTATTAAAGTTATTATCTTGTAACGGAGCGATAAGAGCATTTACATTTAGATCATAAATCATCTGAGGGTATTCTAAGAATCTCTTCCATGGATGAAATTCAATAAGACCATCTTTAATGAAGTTATGTAAAGGTGGTGGGTAAGCTCCAATGAAAACCCATTGAAAATCTCTAGCTGTTTTAGCAATAACTTCTCTGACATGAGCAAAATCATCATTCTGACCTACTCGATTATCTACGTCAAAATGTGCACCACTACCAGGATAAAGAATACGTGGTTTAGTTTTCTTACCAGTGCAATATTTGTCAAAGTTAAATCTTAGTTTATTTTCATTATAGTAGTGACCCATCCAGAACTTAGGAGGATAATTTGGAACTACTGTTATGTTACTATTACCAGTTTTTTCGTGGTAATAATCCTTCATAAACTTACAAGTTACTGTAATTTCATCACAGAGTGCCATTGTTTCTTGAGCAACTCTACGAATATTTGGATCATCAAAAGCTGGTTTATACTTATTATATGAAGGAATATCTTCTGAGAAAATAATATCATCTATTTCATAGATAATCCTAAATCCAAATTGTTTACTTAGATCCTTTAGCCATTTAACGAATTGTAGTTGTGGCTCTGTTGCTTGTCTTTGAATACGGACTGATTTTATAGGAGCAAAGTATTGAGGATGAAAGTTCATAATCGTAGAGTTATGAATAGTCATTTTCATGTGAGCATTGAGAATAAAGGAAGGAAACCCGACCCGATACCAAAAACACCCGCTTTGGTCGGCTCCCCACGTCAAAGCTCGTGGTAAATTAGCCTCAGGCATCATAGGTATTTGATTCTGAACAGGTTGTGGAGATTGAATCGTATTCATACCAGGGAATGGATTAGCATACGGAGATGGAAATGGATTTACAAACATATTCAGAATTTATTTAGATAAATAATTAAGAATATCAAATGTTTAACAGAGATTGCCAATTAATATACGAAGCTTACACAATTGATCCTAGGATTAAGCCTGGTTGTATTGTTAAAATAAACGTGCGGAGAAGTAGTTGGTATAGTAGTCCATATTGGGATGAGGAAAATGTGGAGGTTTTCATTCTTTAAATGGTAAATTAGCTGTCATAACACATATTAACAAAGATTCTTATAGTTTTAAATTATTAAATGGTGGGAGTTGTTCTACTATAGCAATAAATAAAAACTGTGTTGAATTTATTTCTGCTACCAAATTAGAAGATGAAAAGGATGCTGTAGATTTTGGAGATTTGTTGAATATATGAATAAAGACTGTCAGCAAATTTATCAGCTTTATTACGAAAATAATCGTATATTAACTCTTGATTACTACGATCATGGAATTGTTGATGTTTCTGATTATATTATCCTAACTCATCCACCCCGCTTAACTGCAAACTATTATGTAGTTGGTGGTGGAGGTTTTGTAAATTTTCCTTGGAAAAAAGGTGATATTGTTACATGGAAAAGAAAAATACCAGGCTCTGTTAGAAGATATGGTATAATAGGTAGAGTGTATGACAGAATTGGTATGTCAAACCAAAACTATGAAGTAGATGAAATTTCTGAAGAACAATATTTATTATTGACAAAACTCAAAAATAAAGAGGATAAACAAACGGGATTAGACTTATTAGATATATGACAAAAGATGACAAATTAATTTTTGAAGATTATAAAAAATCTTTAGAACAAGAACCTAAAGTTGGTGATATTATTAAAATACATGATACATATGAAGTTATACCTAAAATACGAAACAAATTAGCTGAAATTAACAAAATAATGGATGTCGGGCATAGTAAGGGGCCTGAATATTGGATACATTTAAAACCAGATCAAGGTGAAATGATACTAGGTTATTATATTATTTTTAGAAGTCAATTTGATTTACTCCCTAAATTAGATAAGGAAAAAGATTATTATACTGCTTCAGATCTCTTAGATATTTGAATATTCTACTCTTCTTGAAATTCCTGACCGTAGCTCAATGTAAACCACTTCTCCTGTAGCAAACTTAGCTGCTTCCTTTCTATGACTAATTACAAACATAGATTCATTATATTTTTCAATTCGTTCTTTTAGGATATTCAATACTAACTCAATACCCTTTTCGTCTAAGCTAGTATCTAGTAACTCATCATAGAAACTCACATTTATACTAACATCTCCCTGCAGCCTACGAACATCCATAAATGTAAATAAACATGCAAAATCTATTGATTTTCTTTCTGCTCCACTTAGATTATTATATGAATAAGTTTCTCCTAAATCATTAAGAATTTCTTCTTCAAAGTATTCGTTAAATAAACACATATACTTAGAATTTAGTTGCTTCAAATAATAGGCTAAGCGGTTATTGAATAAATCTAAGGTTTTCTTAATTAAATAGGCTTTGACACCTTCCTCAGAAAATACAAACTTAGCCTTATCTAAAAGAGCTAAGTTATTCTTTTTCTTTTCAATAATAGCGGTTAATTCTTTTTGTCTGTTTTTATTATCTTCAATAAGTTTATCAAACTGAGCTGTCGAGTTATTAATCTCTGTGATATTCTGATTAACTTGCTCTCTCTCCTTTTCTAAGGAGTTATTTTTTTCGTCTAATAACCTTATTTGAGATTCTGAGCGATTAAAAGCTTTTATCTGAGAATCTATAGTATCAACAGCTTCTTCTAATTGTCTAATAGCACTCAGATATTCATCCTTTTCTTTTAGTTTTCCAGATGATTTTGTCTTCTCAGCATCAATATTCTCTTGTAAAGAAACCTTTTCTTTTTCTAAGAGTTCTTTGTCATGTTCTAAGAATGGTCTCTTACAGGTTGGACAAGATCCTAATTGTTTTGAAATAGATTCTAAGTTTTTCTTAAAGATTATTATTTTTGTGGTGCTTTCTACAATTAAAGAACTAACAGATTCAGCCTTATTTCTATATCCGCCTATACCTTTTTGAATTTCTGTTTTTCTGGTGTTTAATTCCTTGTATTTTGTAATAAAATCTATTTCTTTTAATTCAGATGCAGCTTTATTATTTTGTAATATTTCCTTATCTATCTGTTCAAGTCTGACATTAAAATTTTGTTTTTTGCGAATTTTCTCGGATTCAAAGTTTTTCTTTTGATTTTCAAAAGCAGTAATATTTCTACCTGTTTCATCAAATTTAGCAGCTTCAACTTCTAATTCTCTGTTATCTGCAGAAATTCTCTTTTTAACAATATCCAACATTTCTGAGAAAGTTCCTAAATTAAAAATACTTTCAATAAATTCACGCTTTTGTTGCTTTTTCTTCAACATAAACGGAGTTGTATTATTCAAAGACATTGAGACACAATTCTTAAAAGCATCTTTATCACAATGAAGAAGCTGAACAATTAGAGTATTTGTATTTGTTATAGAGTCTAAGGTTTTTAACTCATTATCTATAAAAATTTCACATTTGGAAGGTTTTAAATATCTACAAATTTCAACATTAGTAGTCTTAGTATTTTCTACAATATGAAATTTTAATTTAACTGCGCAAGATTTCTTAGTTCTATAGTTATTAAGTTGCTCTAAGCGTTCTACTTCTCTAAGAGCTTCTCCGTATAAACAAAAGTAGACAGAATCTAGGATTGCGCTTTTCCCTATGCCATTTCTGCGATCTTCTTGATCTAAGTTTATACCAGTAATGATATTCAGCCCTGTTTTAAAATTAACTACAACAGGATCATTACCAATTGATAAGAAATTCTTTATTTCTACGCTGTCAAATATTATTGATTTCATTTTTTTGTAACATAAACCTAATTTTTGGAATTCCTGGTTGTATACCTCTATCTCCTACTGATTGTATTGATTTTTCAAGAGAAGCAAATGTATCTATTTTATCATCTATTTTAATCCACTCTCCATTTTCTAAAAGTAATAACTCAAAATAAGTTTTCATATAGCATTATAAATTTCTAAGCATAACTCAGTTAATTGTTTTTTATCAGTAATATCAAGTAAATTAATAAAATCTTCTATTGCTTGTTTTTTGTCAATTCCGCTTAGATCGCAATCTGCTGTATCAGTTATTAAGGCTTTATCCAAATATGTATATTCAATAGATAATTGTAAAGGCTGTAAATTAGAAATCTTAAAAACTATCTTGTCTACTTCATCCACAGATATTTTCTGATCTATTAAGAGTTTTACAATTTTACCTTTAATATCTTCTTTACCTGTAAATTCAGAAGATTTTACTTTGACATGTATAGGTGAGATATTATTTGGAAAGAATTCAAATTTATCAGTAGAAAAATCTACGATATAATATCCTTTTCTGCATCCTAAGTCTCCAAAGTCCATTTCAAAAGGATTACCTACATAAGTTATAGATTTCTTACCATATTTTCTACTATTTTCATGATGGAAATGTCCAGAAAAGACTAAGGGAGCTTTCTTTAAGAGTTCATCTGGAGTTACTCCTTTATCACAGATTTTATAATTATTCATCTTGAATGTAGTAATTTCAAAATGACCAAAGAGATATTGACTTTCAGGTAATTTTTCTAAATCAAATCCCCAATTAGCAAAAGTGCATTTCTTTCCGCCTATGTTAAGGGATTCAATATTATTGATAACTTTAATATTTTGCCACCCGCTAAAAACTGCTACTGAGTTAATCTCAGAACTATGCTTTAAAGCAGAATCGTGATTTCCAATAACTATAACAATGTTAAAATCTTTCCAGATATGAAAGATATCTGCAGCAATTTGAAGGGTAGGGACGGCAACCTCGGACCTGACATCAAATAAATCTCCTAAAAATAGTATTGTATTAATACCCTTAGATTCTAATTCCTCCTTAAACCACTTAGCCCAATCTAAGGTAATTTTATGCCATATTGTAGAATTTTGGTGCTTTCCACAGTGAAGATCTCCTGTTACTGCTATCCTTTTAATATTAGACAAATTCATTTTAGTAATTCTGGATTTTCAAAGATGTTGCCGATAACTTCCCTATCCTTAGGTATATAAGTATAACCAGAAATTTCTGAATCTCCTGATTCAACTATCTTATATTCAACTTTTAGGTTATAAAAGAATCCCTTTTCATCAAACCAATCATCATGACCTTTACATTTAAGAATATCTCCTTCATATATATCTTTTCCGTTTTTATCTTTTAATCTTGTATATTGTTGAATTTTAAAATTGAAATCAATTTCAGGGTAATCTGTTAAATAAAAAGGTATATAAGGATGTCCACCAGAATCATACATAATTCTAGTAGGTAATAACGTATATATAAATTTTTTGCTGTCCCAAACTCTAAATATTATTTCTCTGCTCATATATCTTAAATATACTATTTTAATAATATACGAAAAAATTAAGAAATAAAGAAAATTCTAAAAAGAATGAATATACTTAGCATTTCCAGCATTGTAGATTTTTAGATATCCATTACTTACCATATTTTCTTCTTCTGATTTAAGAGAATCAAAGTTTTCTAATATTTTACTGAGTTCTGATTTTCTAAAAGTATAACGATGTTGTCTGAAATTAGCTCTGTAATTATAATAAAAATATCCAGGTGTAGTATATCTTTCAAATTTAAATCCTAGTTTTTCATATAATTTACCTTCACCCCAACATAAATCTGAATAACTAATGATGATTAATTTACCATGATTATAATTTTGTAAAAAATGTTGATATAATTTACCTGCTATACCAATAATTGAAAATTTTCCAATAGTAGCAAACCGAGTTAATTCCCAAGTATTTGGAGCTTGTTTAATAGCTATTCGGTTTTGGCTAAATGTCATAACAGCTACTAACCTATTTTTATAAAAAGCTCCTAAGTTTATTTTGCTTTGACAAGTTTTTTGTATATGATATTTATTTAGAAATTTATCTTTTAAACTTGGTTCTATCTGTTTAATTTCACAATTTCTACCATAAATTTTATATTTACAGAGTTGTAATATATGATTTAATCTATTATAGATAATCCTGGGTTTATGTAAAATTTCATCTTCAAATATTTGAATAAGTCTAATTCCTTTTTCTTTGCAGAGATTAAATTTATTAAAGTGATAATTATCATCATCCAAAACAGCAGTTGAATGAAAATATATACCGTTAGTTTCAATAGCTAAATTAAATTTTGGTATATAAAAATCTAATTCTAAGGGTTTAATTATAGTTCGGTTTTTAGTTTCATATTCAATATTATTTTGATTTAAATAATCTATTATAAACTGTTCAATAGATGTAAAATAGAATTTACCTTGTGGTTCGTAACCCCAGTATGATGTATCAAACTCTTCTCCTGTGGAAATTTTTTGCCATTTATACACTTTTCCGTGACCTGTATATTCTTCGATAGTAAATAGAGGTTTTACATTTTTAAATCTTGATAAATTAGCATATGCAGATATTCTTTTTTCTTCGTTATGCTCTGTTATTTTTTCTTTTATTTCTGATGTTTTGAGGTAATTATCTACACCATATCTTTCGAGGCATGTATCTCTAACTTTATTTACAATTTCTTCAGATTGCATTTGATGGGTTACACCGTAATGCTCAAACATTGTTTGTTTACTTTTAGCTCTTATTTCATCAGATTTCCAAGGATGATCTACTCCATATATACTAAGCCATGTTTCTTTCTTTTTATCTTTTATTTCTTCAACAGATGAAATATTATCTGTTCCAAATTTCTCAATTAAGGTTTCACTTCGTTTTTCTTTGAAGTGATCAGTCTTAGTCATTGATATATCACCATACTTTTCTAGTCTAGTAATTTCACCTTTATTATAAATTTCTTCCGATTTAAAAACATTATCTACTCCATATCTTTCTATATTAGTAGCTTTTATTTTATCTTGGACTTCTTTTGTTTTGAAGTGGCTATCTACCCCATATTTTTCTAAGCAAACTTCTTTGAAATGTTCTTTACCTTTTTTAGACTGAAGATAATTCTCAGCACCATACTTTGCAAGCATAGCTTTTTTTCTTCTTTCTTGGACTGATTTTAGTTGAAGCGGCCACTCTACCCCGTATTTTCTGAGGTTAGTAGCTATTCTTTTTGCTTTATTTGCAGCTTTTTGTTCTGGTGTCATGCTTATATCAATAATTTAATATAAGATATAATAAAAGCAACAGTAAAATTTAAAAATCTTGTTCTTCGTGAGTAGGATCTATATAGACATTCTCTTCTTTCATAGCATCAGTATAGATTCTTTCTTTGTATTCATTGATTGTATCATGATGTTTTTTCTCTTTCTTGATCCGATTGATAAATGCGTGGAACGAAACGGTAGTCATATAAGAAAAAGGGTTAAATCCTGAGTCGACTCGGAATTTCTTATTTTTAAGAGCAGTATACATCTTTAAAATAGCATCCCCGACCATATCGGGCTTATAACTGTAGTTGATGAAATTCGGCGCATACGACAATCCGTGAGCTATCTTCATGATAGAATCAGCTAACTTATCTGTAACTATATTAGTTTTATAGTATTCGCGGATTTCATTCTCAAACTCTTTTCCGTTAACGTAATGCTCTTTTTCTCTAGGCTTAAGCTTTTTCTCTGATTTCTGTTTCGTAATTTTTAATTCTTTCATTTTCGTATAATTGCTTTCTTTGTTCATAATGTCTATTTCCATATCTTAGTTGATCTACAATATCAAAGATAACTAGCTTATCTTTATCTTTATGTAACCGTAATCCACGACCAATTGATTGCAGGGTTTTTATTTTTGCCTTTCCTCCACCAGCAAAAATAATATAATGTAAATTCTTAATATTTACTCCAACACTAAAAATCTTAGATATAGCTATAATAACTACATTTTTCTTTAGTTCTACTAATCTTCTTATTTCTTCTCTATCCTCTATCTCAACTTCACCACGAATGTAGTAAACTTCTTTATTATTTAAGTTGTTTTTTGTCAATTCGTCATATAATATTTGTCCATGTTTAATATAATCTACTAAGATTAGGCAATTGTTTTGAACATTATTAGCAAGATAAGCAATTTTTTGATTTCTAAATGAGTTTTCTATTAAGAAATCCAACTCTATTCTATAGTTTAATGTAGGTATATCGTGCTCTTTGTTATAACTTGGTTTGTTATTGTAATATAAATTTAGAGATTGTATTTCAACATCAGCAATATACTTCTCATCTCGTAATTCGGCACTTGTCTTTTCATATATTATTGGACCAAATTTACCAATAATATTCCATTGATCTATTAGATTAGGCGGTAGAGTTCCTGTTAATCCATATCTGTGATGTGTTTCTATGTCTTTTAGAAGTTTGTTGACTGAATTTGTTTTGCGGAAGCCGTGAACCTCATCAACTACGACAACATCTAAATTTTCCATCCAAGACAAGTCACTGTTTTCACTTTGTAAAATTCCAACATTAGTAATAACAAAATCCGCATTTAGATTGAGCTGATCATCCCCTGTCCACTTAGATAAAGAAAAAGGAACTTTATATTCTATAAGATCACCATAGGTTTGAGTTACTAAACTTCTATTTGGAACAATAATAACTCCTCTGCATTTTTTTTGTAAAAAAATAGAGCTTAACAATGAAGCTAGGATGAGTGTCTTCCCACCCGCGGTTGCCAGAATAATACAACCTCGACCTTTTTCTAATGCAGTTTTAACACATATACTTTGATAATCTCGCAATTTTAGAGTTAAATCATTATAAGGTTCTAGGTTATATCCTTTGAATTGATCTAATAAGTTAGGATCTACTTCTATTTTATCAGTATAAGTTGAAGCGGTTTTTAGTAATTCAGGAAAGAGGCCAACATCAAAACGACCAGTAGGCGTTATAGAATATAATCTACTAGATACAAAGCGGTTTACCTTCTGAGCAAAGCGAGCCCCTTCATTATAAATTGAAAATTTTTCACGGATTTCTTTAAAAAAATCTCCATAAATTATAGCTTTTTTACCACTTTTTTCTATAGAAAAATTTATCATTTACATTGTCTCAGCTTTCATGATTTCCGTAATATTTTTTAAATCAAAACTCATTGAACTAAATATTTTTTCTACTTTTTCTAAGAGTTCTATAATTAGTTTCAGCTCATCAATTTCATCTATTAGTTTCTTAATTGTTTCAGTTTCTTCGACTGATTTTAGAGCTGTAACCATTGTAATTTTGACAGGAGCACTTTCTATAAATTTTTGAGCTAACTCATGACTTTGTTTTTCCTTAGTTTTCTGGAGCTTTTGTAATTCTTGTTTATGTCTAATAAATCTACCTACCCATTTATGTTTAGTTGACGGTAACTTAAATTGGGTAGATTTTAAGTTAAACTCGTCTACTTTACAATCTTCTTCAATTTCTTTTATATACTGCTCCAGTAAAGACATATCATTAAATACTATTAGAGAATATCAGAAAATCAACGCAATGAAATTTAGTCAACTAGTTGAATCAGTTATGTCTCCTAATAATAGGATGTCTAATATTACCGTATATGCTCCTGGTATTTGGAAGCGAACTAACGGTAATGTTACATATTATTGTAATAGTCCAGAATGTAGAACAATGAAAACATTACATAGATTAGATGGTCCTGCTGTTGAATGGTCTGATGGTATTGATAATAACTATTATATTAATGGTAAAGAATTTACAGAAAGAGAGTATTGGCAGTTTATTCAGAAGTTTAAAGAAAATTCAGGAGAAGCTCAGGATTTACTAAGCATATGAAAAAATTTAACAAACTATACAAAGAGATATTAGAAAACAATATTGCAGGTGGAATCGGATCTGTATTTAATTCAGGCCAAATCCAAGCTGGTCAATATGGAAATCAATTTCCTTCTCAGAATGACCAAGCTTATGCTCCTGGAGATGCTCGTTTACCTTATTCAATTTTTGGTAGAAAGATAAAAAAGAAAAAGAAAAGTAAGAAAATTAAAATTCAGCGTAGAAATTTGGTAGAGGCTGTTGAGGATGATAATTATAATTATGGGTTTCCTCCTCAGTGGACAGCTGTGAAAACAAAAGAAGGGTTTAACTTATTAAGTCATAATACTAAGATTTATGGGTGGAAATTTATAGCTAAACCATATAAAGAAGGTTGGGTTATTTCAAATGGGGGTAATGGTATTACTGAATATTTTAAGGATAAAGGTAGAACTTTGCATAGAGAAGATGGTCCAGCAATTACAAGACCAGATGGAAAACATAATGAATACTGGATTAACGGAAAGCAAATCTCATATGAAGAATTCTTAGCTATTCAGAAAGTTAATAAACCTGAAGATAGAGGAGCAATGATTGATTTATTAGGTATATAAGCTTAATTACTTTCAATGAACGCGGCTAAAAACAAAGGGAAGGCTTTTGAGAGAGATATTTGTCATTTTTTAGAACCAATATTTGGAGTAACATTCTGCAGAGTTCCTTGTAGTGGGAGCATAACTGGAGGTGTTAACTCTGTGAGAGGTAAGACGCTAACCCAAAACCAGCAATTACTTCTAACAGGAGATATAATTATGCCTTCAGAACTAGATAAATTTGCTATCGAGGCTAAATTTTATAAAGATTTCTCATTTTCAAGTCTATTTCAAAATAATAAACAACTAGATGGTTGGATTAATCAAGCCCGTGGAACACAGAAAATCTGGTTTTTAATGTTTAAGGTTAATGGATTAGGAGTTCATATTGTATTTGATAGAAAGTTAGAGAAAGTTTATGAAATTCCTGGAAACTATATGTTTTACAAAGATTGTATTATAACTTACCTAGATGGATTTTTTGAGAAAAATAAAGATAATATTCTTAAATTAAATGTATCTCAATTTACCACAACACCGACTTTGTCTAGTTAATTTAGAATTGTTTATTAAGCAGAAAATTGAAATAGAAATAATAAATGACTTAGAAAGATATAAACTACTTCAAGGAAGTCTTAATACAGAAAAAAAATCTTTCTTCTATCACCATATTATCTTAGGTATTTGTCAATATCTTTTATATAAGAGAACGAATGACAAAATAGTTTTCTATTATACAAAGGTATTTGAAGATTTTGAATTATTCAAATATTTTAATGAGAAAGAAGTTATTCAAACTATTAACAAAGTTATCAAGAGTATAAAAACTTATTTACCTGTCAGAATTTACGACGGAACTATATCTTTTGAATCCCTTCATTATATGAAAGATATTAATGATGGAAAATTTGATGAAATAGTTAGCAGTATAAAAAGTTTATCTAATGATTTTGAAAAACATACATTTAGTCGAATAAAACAATTTTCTAATAAACACAATTTAACATTTCTAAATCAGCAGTTTTTTAATGATATTAAGACAGGGCAATTGATATTTGCTTAAGTATTCATAAGATGAAACAATTTGATACTTTAATTAAAGGAGCTTACAAAATGCTGTCTGAGGATAGTCAACCAGCTATTCCAAATAACAATAGTATTGGTGGACAACAAACTGCGGAAGCTCCTGCTGCAACTGATGCAACTACACCAGCTGCCCCCGGAACTGGTGGAGATGAAGCTTTAACAAAAGATGCTGATCAAGAAAATAAAAAACTAACCTCAGAAGGTGAAGTTATGCTTATTAGACTTTTAGTTAAAGCTCTTGTTGTTAAACCAAAACCAGAAGATACTTCAGAAATCTTAGCTTTAGGTGATATTAACCCTGAAAATGCTAATGAGCAATTAAAGAAAATTATTGCAATAATTAGAAAATATAGCCCTGATTTAGATCTAGGATCAGTTTAATGAAGAAATTTAGAGATTTTTACAGAGAGCAGAAAAAGAAGAAAAAGAAAAAGCCTTTTCATATTTCTATGGAAAATTTACCAGTAAATTCTCAGGATTGCACAGGAGCCCGAAATTATATTAATACCCCTCCATATGGAAATCCTCCGAATGCTTTGAGCAATACTACAAGCAACACTGGTATTGGTAATTAACCTGGACGAACCGGTCTATAACCAGATTCAAGGGAATCTTCATTTTCTTCTTTAGGTGTTTCTTTTTCAATTAACTCTAAATCTAACTTATTATAAAGTTCAGATATACTTACATAAATAGTCGAAACTTTTTCTGCTACCCATGGTTCTACTTTATAACTTCGAGTCATACCAATCAATAATTTAGACAACTCAGAAATTGTTTCTAATCTATCATGTAATTGAGTAGAGCTGATTTTTTCTTCAGCTTCAATAGCAACTGTCGTTTGAATTGGTGACTCTAAACCTTCCCCACAAGCTGCTTGACCTAATCCAAATTCATTGAGTAATTGTTTAGAATATTTCTCATTAAGAGCATAAAAATCTTTATCAAAGGCCATGCAAATACTTAATCTACTCTGAAGACATAAATATCTATGTGGATAAAGATGTTAATCCATACCAATATAGCTCTATGTCTTATTCTGACGAATGGACTAAGAGTGAATGGTTTCAAATATGGTTAAAACTATCACGAAATGAAAAAATTTAATGAATTTTATAAGGAACAGACCTCTGTTGGCTTAATTGAGTTAATTGATATTAACGGAATTGGCCAATATAAAGCTAAAGTGGATAGCGGAAATCAGGGTTATAATGTAATTCATGGAACTAATATTGAAGAATTACCAGATAATAAAGTTAAGTTTTTAACAGCTGACAATAAAACTGTTTCATTTAAAAAACACGGTGATATTGACATTCATATAGGTAGCTCTGTCGAAGAGAAACGACCAGTTATCCTTCTTAATTTCAAGATAGGTAGTCAATTTTATCAAAACATTCCTTTCAGTGTAGCAGATAGATCTAAGAATGAAGAAAAGGTATTAATAGGAGAACCGTTTTTAAAGAAAATAGACGCAGTTATTGATGTTTCTAAGGAGCAACTACATGAAGCTCGAATGTTACCTCTTCAAGATCAGTTAAAGGAAACTATTCAAGAAATGGAAGGTCTCTATGTAAAGATGGAGCCTATAATTTCTGAATTAGAAGAATTAAATAGTCTACCTAATGTTCCCTTTAATAAAATTGCTGAATATAATAAAGTTTTAAATTTTTATTATAAAGAACTACAAGATTTAAAATCTAAAAGAGATAGGCTAGCTTATAAGATAACTTTTGGTTTTCAGAATATAAGAAAATCAATGCTTTAAGATTTCTTAGCCATTTCAATAAACTTATAAAATTCAAAACGAGATTGATCTTTAGGATCGAGAAAAGAACCAGATAGTTTTGATGTCATCATTATAGAATTTTGTTTCACTCCCCTCGAGCAGGCGCATTGATGTTTACAAGCTAAATAAACAGCAATTCCTTGGTTTTTGACACATACTTTATTTAAATAAGAAAATATTTGATTCGTCAAATTTTCCTGCACTTGTGGGCGACGACTAAACCAATCCACAACTCGGCCTAACTTACTATAACCTACTACTTTACCTTTATCTGCGGGAATATAACAAACGTGCGCTTCACCGGTGAATGACAAAAAATGATGACTACATAAGCTTGTTACTGGTATTAATCCAGAATAAACTAAACCTGAATAAGGTTCATAGAAAGAATTAGACTCTTCATCTTGACCATTATTTGTATTATCAAATGCAGTTATATTAGGAGGATCATTATAACACCCACAAATTAAATCTCTTACCATACTCTTACTCACTCTCAAAGGTGTTCCGCTCATATGCAAATCATTTTTATAATCAAAACCTAGAGCTGTAAGAAATTCACCATATTTTTCTGCAGCCTTATTAATTATTTCCTCCTTCTCTGTTTCTGTTTTTGGAACGTTATAATTACCCTTTAATATTAAGCTTTGCTTTGACATATATTGAATATATTATATCATTTAACTTAGATCTCAATGGATTAAATAATTATAATTAAATGAAATTTGACCAAATAATCTATGA